CGTAGCCGCAGGGCGGTTGCCAGAGTAAGGGGTGATCTCAGTCCAGCCACCGTGGAGAGCCAGGGTGTCAGTAGCCGCAGGGGTGTTAGATGCGCCAGCACCGTACAGACCAATATACCAGGTCGTGATCTGGGTGGTCGAGGTTAGAGCCACACCAGCCATGTACTGCAGGCCGACGTTTACGACCAGATTCTTGGTCTCGTCACGCCATTTCAGGTTGCCGTCTTTGTCAAAGCACTCAATAAAGTACTGGCCCGTAGCCTTGGCGGTCTCGCCCGCGCCGGTGTTGGCGACCATGCCGCCTTCAAATTTGTCTGTGGCTTTCAAGAATTCGGTGGTCATGGACCGCTCCTTAGTTAGATGAACGTATTAAAGCCGACGTTGCCGTGTTCTGCGGCATCGTGACCGTGAAGTTGGTGGATGTCTTGTCAGACCCAAAGTCCAGCACGGCAATTGATTTGTTGCCCTGGGATGCGTTGTAAATTAGCGCACACCGCGCCGTCACACTGGCATTGAACGCAACGTTGTCAAAGTTGACATAGACCGTATACCCAGACGTCTGGATAGTGATGCCCGTCATCTGAACCCCGCCAGCCACATAGCCCGTACCAGTCACCTCGTTGGTAGAGGAATACACGGTCGTGTCTTCGTTCAAATCCGCATTGGCCGTGTACAGAGCCATGTAAATATCGTCCACGAGAAGGTTGTGGACCCCCTCGTAGAGCTCGGCCTTGAAGCTGGTGGTCTGGGTTTGAACAATGCTCATGACACCGGCACCCTAACTTGGCCGTCTCGGTATGCGTCCATACGCTGCTTCCCGTCGCCAAGGTTCTTCAAGAGAGCAATTGCTTGCACATACCGATCGCTGTACAGCTTAACCATATCTTGCTCTGCCTTGGTATAGGTAGCGGCTTCCATCAAGGTGCCGTACAACAATGCAGAGTCAAAGTTGTCACCCAGCCACGTGCGCCCATCCGCCGCGTCCACAATGGACTCGGGCAGGTAGAAGTAATGCAACTCAACCTCGTAAGACAGATCAGGCGTGGGGCCCAGGATAAAGCTCAGCTCATCCTCGTTATCTGACCGGGGGCCAAAGATTGCGTAATGCTTGGGTTTACCGCGGTAAGCCGCTGCCGTGCTCGGATAGGCTTCACGGATGAAGTTTACGTCTTTGTTGAGCAGGTACAAATACTCGCTGTCTGAGATAACGGCAATCGAGTACACCGACAGGAAGTCAGTGGGGCATTGAAGATACTTATTCCCTACGGTAGCTGTACCCGTCACGTTCTTACGCAAAGACGCCAGCTGCACCGTGTTGTATATACGAGACTCAGCTTGTTTGATAAAGGTGTCAATGTTTACCTTTGGAAACGAGTTCTCAATATAGTCATTAACTTGCGTGACTAGTTCGTCATACGTCATGCCGTGCCTCCGCGATTTCTATGCCCCAACAATGGCAAGCCGAGCAATTGTACGTATTTGTAAAACGTTGGGTTAGATATTCCATGCAATTTGCACATAGCAGAAACTGAGGCCCCGCCAAGACAAGCGGCGTGTATTGTTTTAGCAATTTCCTGGTTGCGTAGAACTTCAGCAGATCTAGCGTTTTTCACAGCCGTCCCAAGTTGGGATCTGGTATGTTCAGATGGACTGACGCCAAGCTGTCTAGCGCGAGCCTTGTCCTTAAACGCTTGGTCATATTTATAACCAGACCTTGCCTTTGACAGCTTGGCACGATGTTCACTAGATAGCGGAATACCCTTGTGCCGACTAGACATCTTGGCCTTGAATTCGTCCGAATGGTTCCAACCCCCTCGCACTAACACTTCGTGCGCAGTCCGCATTACGTTGTAGTCTTGCAAGGGCATCAGGCGCTCTTCGTATTCAATGCGCATATCCTTTGGGCAGATCAACAGCAGCTTGAACTCAAAGGACTTTTCGCCGTACTTATCCCAGGCTTTTTGCAGTATGAATGAATGATGCTTGCCACGGCGCAACGCGCTTTTGTGCGTATGCCACCGCGACTTATAGTTGGTTGTGCTACCAATATAACGACGGCCATTAACCGCGTTTTCTATTGCGTACACGTAACCAACTGCTTCAGTCATATCAACCTCAGGCCATCGGGCCTCGTGCCATCACACCTTTGGTAGCCGCACCGGTGCCACGGATCTTGATGCCATCCGTCTTGACCGGCTGATCCCCTGCAGCTTTGCTAACCGCGCCAACAGACAGATTGTACGTGTCCAGCTTGCTACGATTGGGGCTCTTGCCAGGGTTCTCTTCAATCTTCACGGCCTTACCCTTCATGGTGTGGGGCTCAGCATAGACGCTGGCCTGGCCAACTTCTTTACCCATAACTTTTTTGCTGTATGTGGCCATATTAGCCTCCGCGAGAGCTGGATTTCTGGTTCATGGCACGGGCCAGGTTGCGTCCGTACTTCTTCATGTTCGCAGAGGTAACACCACCCTTGGCCAGCTTGGTCATGGGCTTGCCAGGATGCATCTTGGCTTCGTGCTTATGCACAGCCGATGCAATCATCTTCTTGTCTTGTTTCAAGTCTTTCTTGTCCATTTCTGGCTCCTTTAATTAACTGTGACTGTACCAACACTTGTCGTTGCCACCAAGTAGTTTGGTGTTAAACCGACATCAAAAAAGCTAGATCCACCAACCGGGGCCCATCCCCACTGAATATCGCGGGAACCACCAGACGGGAACCCATTGGCATCCAATCCAGCAGTGTAGTACGTCGTATCCGGTCTTGGCTGGCGCACGGCCTGCGGATCGTCAACTGGGTACATTCCAAGCTGCAACTGCGGCTGATCTGGATCCCAGCACTCTGGACAGACTTTCAACTGGTACAGCTTGGTCTTGATGACCTCAAACTTGAGCTGCTTCAATTTGAAACGAAAGCCACAGCGATCGCACTGGGAGATCGCAAATTTGCCGGATGAGAACCTCTCGCCCATTACGGAGTACTCCCTCCGATGAACTGCTGACGGGGCACAAACCGAATCGGCGCTTTCTCGTGATCTTCACCAGCGGCCAGGGCAAACTGCTCATCGTAAGCGGCTTTCAGCATTTCCACACGTTGCATCAGCTCGGGCTGTTTCATAGCGATGTAGTACGCCAAACCAGCGGCGGCGGCAGGTAAAAAACGAAAATTTGCATCACCAACCTGCACACCAGCTCCAGTGTCCTGGATCCTACGCATACGCCAGTACACAAACTGATAGGTCGTAGAACTGTCCGGGGTTGGCCAGACCGTGACAGCTGGCAACTGGGGCACGTAGACCAGAGTCTGATCCGTATGAGATGCCGCCGTCGTATTGTTCTGGGCACGGAAACACCCGCCCAGCGAGTTGCCGTCGATATAGCCGTAATAGATAACCTCTGAATCCAGCTTGATGTAGCCAGCGGCCGCAAGGCCCACCGTGGATGTCAGATTGATCGTGGTTACGGTTGAGTTAATGTTCCCATCCAGCTTCAGGGTAGTTGGATTTGTTTCCCCTGACAGACGCTGGATCCACACCTGAATAGGACGGGCCTGGGTGAGCTTGTTTGGGATCGTCGCATAGGTCGAAACACTAATTCGAGAGATGGTAAGGTCGGCCTGGGTGGAAGATACGTTACCCCCAGTACGAATCACATGGTCTAGCAGGTCAATCGTATCCAGCGGCAGCGGATAGGTGTTTAATCCAGGCGTTAGCGTGATACTGCCTTCCTCAATCGTCCACATATTCAGACCACGGTTAGCCCACTCAATGGTCATCAGGTTCATAGACCGGCGGGCAGTCCGCAAGTCATAACCGGAACGCATTTCACGACCGGCACGCTCCCACGCTTCCTCGGCTAATTCCGTGAAGTCCAGGTTAAATAGGGTTGTGCCAGTCGTGTAACTCATTTCATTGCAGCCCGGATATTGTCAATCATGTTGGGGTAGGGCCGGCCAGCAGCTTTGGCCGCAGCCTTAGCTTTTGCCTTCTTGGCAGAGCTCAGCTTCTTGGGAGCGCCCAGGCTTTCAGGACGCGGCTTGCTCCAGACCTCACCACCCTTGGCATACTGTGTGAAATCAGTGTCATCCCGGCGAGCTTTACGCTTTCCGCTGGGCATCTTAGAGGGGGCAATGTCCCCCATGCCGCGACTGGCCATCATGTTATTTCCCCTTGGCGTAACCGCCGCCGCACATGATTATCGTGCCACGGGTCTTGCCGCGTTGAGCAATACCATCTGCACGCTTGGAAGCAGTCATGCCGCCCCTGGCGTAGCCAGTAGCCTTGTTATAGGCTTTCTCGGCTTGAGCAGAAGCCTTCTCTTCTTCCATCTGCTTTTCCATGTCGTAACGCTGTTTGGGCGTCACGTATTCAGCATCAGACTCATCAGTGCGCTGTGGGTTTACAAAACCACGACCAGCACCAGCTTGTTTCTTGGTTGCCATGATGGCCTCCTTAGCACTTCCCGCCGCGCTTCATGGTGATCTGTTTGCCCTTGGTGTGGCCTTTCTGCTGTACAGAGTGCTCACCATGCGGACGCTTACCACCGGCCATTACCTTGCCCATTTTGGACGGGGACACAGAGCCACCTTTTTTCATGCCCGCCTCGGCCATCTCATGTTTGATCATGGACTTGGGTGCGCCCTTGGCTTTCATAAAGCCAACTTCTTTTTTCATCATTGCTTTGGACTCTTTCATGTCACCACCTTTAGAAAATTTGCGGCCTTTGTCCGCCTTGCTGAACTCTTGCCCCACAGACTGTGGGACGCCTACCTTCTTTGCAAAAGCCGGGTTATGAGCAACGGCTTGCATGAACATGTGCTGTTTACGACTAGTTGAGGGCACTTTTCTGCTCCCTAATAAACGAATCAATCTTGCTCTCTAGACGGTCTATCCGGTCCAGAACCCGATTGATGTCGTGGTGAACATCCACCTTCGTCACATATTCCTTGGCGACTTCTTCCCTTGTCCGGTTTAGCAGAATCTGTAGCCGGGATATTTCCTCCGACTTTTCCTTCAGATTCCAACCTAGCAACCCGAGCAATGTAGTCAGCAAGGCGTTCCACAACATCATTTCCATGATCAGATCATCCGACCTTTGGTCTTTCCACGCTGGGCAATACCGTCAGCGCGCTTAGAGGCAGATCCAACCTTACCACCCTTTTTCATGCCGGCAGCAGACTTGATCTTGTTAATAATGCCGTCGTCATCAGGAGCCCCAACTCCACGAGCTTCACGCTTGTACTGGTCACCCAGCTCGCTTACCTCTTGAGCCAGGCGGGCCGATTCTTTACGAGCTGAAGGCTGGCCAACAATGGCTCGGAAGTTGGACTCTTGCATGTCAGAACGAGAAGGACGTGCATTGGCCAATGCCGCCATCTCTTCCAGATCAGCAGCACGGTCACGGGCCTTAGGACCATAACGCTTCAGGTTCTCTAGGTATTTAGGATTTGGCATATCAGTCCTTAACAATTCCATGCCCGCAGGCTTTTGTTAATCCGTGAATTCGGGTCTTTTGCCGTCTTCTCGGACGTGAGCTTCTTCTTCATCCCCTCCATACGGGCGCAGAAAGAGTCTCGGCGTTTGCCGCCTTCCGGCTGGGGAGGTTTCAAGTTCATGCCCTGCTTTTTCGCAGAGGCGCGCCCCTTGGCGTTCAAGCCGCCCTTGGGATTCTTGCCTTCTTTGCGTTGCCATGCTGGTGACTTAGCCATATGCGACTTTCAGTTTGGGCGTGCAGAATTCTTCAATCAGGGGCTTCAATGCATCTTCTTCAAAGTTGCGCTCAAACTCCTGAGTTCCTACGTGCGGCAAGCTGATAGTCGGATCCAGAAACACGGTAAAACCTTCAGC